AAGGTGCCGACAAGTACATGCGCTACGTAGACGAGTTTGAGCGTCGAGCCGATCTTGAACTGTTCCCCGGTGGAGCGTTGGAGCCTAGCGGCCTTCCTGCACGCCTCAAACAAATTGGAGCGGACGCTGCCGACTTCATGACTCGTGCGGCGTTTATCCATTACATGTCCGCCGCTGCCTCCGCAGCAATGAACTTTGCCGGCCTTGCGTATGGCTTCTCCACGCTTGGTGCTCGGCATGGTTACGTTCGTGCTGCCATAGTTATGGGCAAGCACATGAACGTGTTCAACGAGTTCGGCATCCGCAAGGAAAACGCAGACGGCACCATTACTTATCGTGCGCCTAGCATCCTTTATTCATCGCGGGTTAAAAACTCACCGGACTTGCAGCGCGCTGTTCGGGACATGATGGGTGAGGGTCTTAGCGAGTTCACCTACAGCAGCGAGATTCTTGGTCGTGGGCGCGTGTCTACCGCCGCGTTTGAAGCTAACAGTTCTAAGATCGGGCGCGGTCTAATGACTGTGTTTGGTGGCTTGTTCCAAACCAGCGAGCGCATGGTGCGTGAAGCACTGTTTGCTAGCGCGTACGAACTGAACCGCGAAGGTGGTAAGTCGCATCAGCAAGCGGTAACTCAAGCCATCACAGACGTGTACGACAGCGTCGGCAACATGGATACGCGCAACCGTGCGCCTATCTTCCGTGGGGCTATCGGTCGCGTGATATTGCAATTCACCTCATGGGCTCTGTTCATCACCGCACGGTGGATGCGCGAGTTTGGTCGCATCTTCACTGGGGCTACTCCGCAAGCCAAGTACTTAGCGCTCAAAGAATTCACCGGCATCATGGGCACAACGTTCATGCTGGGCGGTGCGCTGTCCTTGCCGTTTATGGGCATGCTTATCGGCTTTGCTTCAGGGTGGCTTGAGGACGAAGACGAAAAGGCTAGCGAGAAGATCTTCAAGGATCTGGCTCCTCTGGAATGGTGGCGCACCGTGTGGTTGCCCCGTCAACTTGGCAAGATCACGTTCAAGGGCGAACCGCTGCCTGACGCAGTCGGTATGACGCCGCAGCAGTTGGCTGCGCTCATCGAACGTGGCCCCACCAACTACCTGCTCGGCATTGATGTTGCGTCTCGCGCATCACTTGATCCGATCAACATGTTCCACCGTGAGGGTAAGGAAACGCGCACACTGCGGGAGGGCACGCTGCAACTCGCGGAAGCCCACGCAGGTCCGTATGTCGGCATGGTGCTGAACTACGCCGACGCCATCGACGCTTTCATGGATGGGGACTACCAGAAGGGCGCGGAGAAGATTCTGCCTGCCAACATGCGTAACCCTGCCGTCGCATGGAAGTACTACAACGATGGCATCAAGGACTACAAGAACGCACCGCTGTTCAGTAAGGACAGTCTGACCGCAGGTAATCTGCTGTGGCAGTCGATTGGCTTCCGCATGGATGAGATCGCTAGTCAGCAGAAGTTTTTGTTTGAGGTTTCGCAAGCCGAAAACAAACTTGTCTTCAAGCGCGACGACATCCTCAAGAATCTGCGTGAGTCCTACATCAAGGGCGACAAGGATCGCTACCGCAAGTGGACGAAGGAAGCAGCGGAGTTCACCCAGAAGTACCCGATGTACGGTATCGACGACGATGCACTAGATGCTGCAATTACCGGTGCGCAAGAACGTGTTGGCGGCAGCACTAGGGGCTTCTTGGCTACTGAGAAGAACCTGCCAATCTTCGGGGAAGCTGCGGCGCGTAGATCCAAGATCATGCGTGAGCTTGAAGAGAAGCAACGCTCTGAAAAATAAACCCCCCGGCTTGTGACCGGGGGGCCAAGTTGGAAGGAGCGAACTTCCAAAGGAGGAGAAAGCAAGGGCAACTGTCAAATGCCTTGCGCCCTCAGTGTACGGTCAGACACGCCATACGCGCAAGCCTTTGACCCCCTCGACCACTACGACCTTAAACACTAACGATAAGCCCAAACGTTCTGCTACTTGTTTTAGCGTACGTCTAGCGGCTCGGTGGTCTATGCAGGGTACAAAGAACGAATGCCCCTTGCGCATCTTCCGCCAGTTAATCGTGTAGCTGACTGTCTCGATCCTCATTGGCAGGCATGTAGTCGTCCATCTTCAGGTACTCGTCCTTGGAGGTGTCTAGCTCCACCACCCGCACGGCAGGGGAGATAACCTTCATACCCTTGGACATGCGCTTGTTCGTAACACCGACAAGGATATTCTTGTCCGCCATCTGCTTGAGCCAGTCTTTGTAGCCGATCTGCCGCTCTGCGCAGTGCTTACGAATAGCCGCCACCGTGATATACATCCGCTTGGTATCCGGTTCGTAGCGTATGTGCAGTTCGCCCTTGGGCTCCATGATCGGAGCAGCATCCAAGTTGGTTCGAGCATCAGCTTTGCCATTGACCACCACGACGTTGTTGATGTGGCTGTTGATGAAGTCGCCGAGGATGTTTGTACTCTCTGTAGTCGGCGGCGAAAGTTCTTCGCGCATGGAGCCAAGCTGCACCTTCAGCCAGTTGTAGATTGCCTTCATGTCGTAGTCGTGCAATCCGAGCTTCTTGGAGATTAGCCCCCCGGTGATATTGCACGCGGCCAAAGCCGACCAGAACCTCTCACGTGCGGTGAACTGCACATCGGCGTCAATCTTTGCCTGTACTTGTCTCAGGGTAGCTACGGCTTCCTCAAGGTTGTTGACTAACCACTGCGCGTAAATGTCCCCTGCGTGCCCGTAGTTCTCAAACAGTTGTTGGTCGAACATCTGTTTGCCCTCGGCAGTGCCGATGACGTTCGTGGGTTCGATCCGGTACTCAAACAGACGCATGGACTCACCGTCAGGAGAGTCCTTCGCCAGCCCCAGCTTCTCGTAGAACGATGCGTTAGCTGAAGTCAGGGTGATGCCCTGCCAGCTTGTGAAGTTGATCCGCATCTCGTTGGACATCGCCTTCATCCGGTTCTTGCCCCGGCCTTGGCTGATGCTGTAGGCAAGGTCTGAGAACTCAGTCGGCCCTGTGTTGGTGATCTCGTCGATGGTGTTGGCAAGGTTATTGAGCACGCCCAGCCGATGCATCTTGGCGTTGTAGGTGTCCTTCCACATGGAGGCCAACGTCTTTGGGTGCCCGATGACGCTGTTGCACATGTACAGGGTGGTGGACTTGCCCGAGCCAGACTTAGGGTAGATCACGTTGATGATGGCCCCGCTGATACCGGTGAACTTGAGCAGCAACGACCCGAACGCCGTGAGCGCAGCGAATGCATGCGGTTCTAGACCGGGCCGAGAGTACATATTGAATACCTCTTTCCACTTCTCCAACGAGCCAGTCGGCTTCATCATGTCGATTACGTCCGAAGTAGACGTAGATGGTGGGCTGTAGAACGAGCCGTCTTTGGTGATCTCTCGGTCACCGATGATGATCTTTGCGTTTTTATCGACCCAGCCGAACTGTGTTCGCATGATCTCCGCCTTGTTAGTTACTTGTAGGTTTTTGACTGAAGTGATGAGGTAGTTGAGCAGGTTCTTCACCTGCGCATCGCCCGCAGCTACCCCTTGCTTGGCTAAGTCTTCTCGCAGCCTGTCCTTGACGACCAAGTTCGACAACGCTACGGGGAACTCCTTGAGCCCGTCACGCGGGAGGTGCAGGTGCAGCAGTGCTGTTTCTCCTGCAAACGGATCGTGCATCCGCTTGACCACGTACAGGTTGTGCTCGTACACCAACACGGGAGGGTCTTCGCTGCCGATGTTTATGTAGATCGAACCACTCTTAGCGCGGAAATATGGATCGGGCAACGCAGGATATGTGACGCTAGCGGTAGCGTGCCCGTCGTCGCCATCACCGTCATCAAAGTCCTCAGCCCGTGCAATCTCTGCGCCAAGCATGATGGGGGACTTGAACTTGCCCTTGTTGGGGCACCCATCGCATCCACCGGGGTTCTCGCGCTCAAAGGTTGTGCAGAAGTGTGGGCCACCAATGTCAGCGGCCTTCTTCTCCGTCTCCCCTTCGGTATAACCGGGGTGGTGCTGTGACATCTTGTGGATGGCGCTGTCACGGTCGACACAGTGCGTGGCGATAGACAGAGCCGAACGCCACAGGTTGTACTCAATGTCCGCTTGGTTCTCGTAGCAGAACAGTAGTTGCTTGCAGCCTTCTCCCTTGACCGACTTGAGCATGATGGTGCTGAACCGCTTGGCACGGTTTTCCAGCATGGATTCCATCAGCGGGCTAAGCCGACGCGGGATGAAGTCTCGCTCCTCTTCAGGCTCGGGCGCATTGAGCAGCGCCTTCCATTCTTCGTAACCCTTAACCTCGTATCGGTCGCTGATGACCTGTACGGATGCGGGCTCATCTTTCTTGTAGTTGTACGTACCGGGGACGCGCAGAACACGGGAGGCTTCAAACACAGCCGTGTCTACGATCAGCCCATCCTTGAGGGCTAAGTCGCGCAGACTCTTGGATAGAGAGTCCCACACGTTGCGGCGAAGTGTCTCTGACAGAACCCAATAGAAGTGCAGCCCGTAGCCAGAGTCCACGATGATTGGACGGGGCAGGGCGTTCTTCTTGCAGAAAGCCGCAACAGCTTGCAACCCGGTGCTCTGATCAATGTAACCCTTGATCTTGCCGTTGGCGTCTGGTGCTGCTTTCTCGGGTCCGCAGTCAATGTCCATCCACAGAGCACGGAAGTACTCAGCGTTGGAATGCTTGCGGTGGTTGGCGTCTCCATACTTGGCGCAGCCGAAGTAGGCGTCAAACTTGTTATTGACTAGCCAATCTATCTGTTTGTTGAACTCTTCGCGGGTGTTGTAGAACTCTTGGCTGATGTATCTACCGTTCCCCCACGCGCAGTATCGGCCCTCTGACGGGAGCACTACGTCTAGCAAATCAAAGTTGCTTGTCATGGCATTGGGGAGGAAGGAGCGGGGACGATGCCCCGCTACTCGGATTACTTGGTCAGGTGTGCAACGTAGGCTGTCACGGCCCGTAGCAGTTCAGGCTTTGGATCGTGCACCCCACCGAACCAGTTGTAGATGGTCTGGCGGGATACACCGAATCGCTCGGCCACACTTGCTACGGACACGCCACGAGCAATACAGGCACGCCCGAGAGCTACGCCGATCAACCGCTTGTTAGCGCTTTTGTTCGCTGCAATGGTGTATTGGCTGTATCCGTGAGGCATTGGTTACCCTTCATCGCTCCACGCCGACACAACATCAGCGAGGCTCTTCTTGTTAGACGGAGGATCGCCGTCGGCCTTCTTGCTTGCACGCTTGGTCGGCTCGGGCTCAGGCTCCTCAGCCTTGGGTGCGGCGAGAGCGGGCTGCTTCGTTACACCGTCGGCTTGAGAGGGAGTCATCACCACGAGTGCCTTGGTCTGCTCCGTGTTCGCCACCTTCTGCACCACATCGAACTCTTGGCGCTTGATGTAGCGGTTGGCAGTGAACAGCAACGACTGGTTGTCGTTCTCGTCGTTGAACGAGATCTTGGTGACCACGTAGTCGATGCTCTTGCCGTTGCTGCTAAGGTACTTGCTGTAGTTCTCAAACGTCATTGCATCGCCGACGCTGTCACCGAACAGCGACTTGGACGCAAGGTTCATCTGATACACCTGACCCTCAAGACTGGTGTTGAAGTCCTGCTCAAGCACCAACGCCACGCGACGGCTGTAACGGCATGCCTTGGACTGTCCTTGGCCGGAGCCCTTGACGTTCTGAGGGCAGTCATTGCAGTTATGCGACTGGGGGTTAGCTGCCTTAGCATCTGGCACATTGCCGTCATTGCTGAAGCAGTCGGGTGCAGTCGGCTCGGCATCGGGACTCCACGCCTTAGCGTAGAAGATACGGCCTACCTTCGGTGCGGCGTTGACCACGATGGCATTCAAGTCACCCTTGATCTTGCCCATTTCTTCGCCGCCAACGACGAGCTTGAAAGTGCCGTTCTTGGGCACGATGCGCTTAGCGCCGGAGCGACCTGCGAGTTGCTTGGTGAGTTCGCTGACCCCTGCGGTTTGCAGGAAGTCTGGCACGTCTTGGCTGAGTACGATGTTGCTCATTTCTAACTTTCCTTAGAACGTCTAACGACCACGGTGTATTCCCGCTCGACATTGAGCCCTGCGGGTTCGATTTCGGGATTCTCTTCAAGGAACTGCTTCATGTGCGATTGATGAAGCCGCTTCTCTAACAGGGCGTATGCATCATGCTCCTTGATGAAGCGATACATAGAATCCCAGTCATTCGTCCAGTACCGTGACTTTACGGAACGGATGACTGTCCCTGCATCTGTCTTGATGCTGTTGGCGTCTACCGCCTTGCAGATCTCCAGCATCTCTTGTTCGATCACGCGAAGTTGCCTTTCTAGGTCAACGTCTTGTGCTTCGTACTGCTGCTTGAGTTGGCTACGTGCGTCCCTGATCTTGATGTAGGTCGCAGTCAGTTGCTCAAGCGGCACGCCGCTAATTACGGGGGTGGGTGGGTCTTGGACTGTGGTGTCCATGGTTCGCTCCTTCGTTGTTGGTGCCGTCTATTATGCGGCTCAACTTGACTTTGTCAAGCCCCTTCTTCAAGCTCTTGCTTGTAGAGGTCTATGATCTCTGCGTGGGTCATCATGTTCTGCCGCAGCAGAGAGTACATGCGGCCTTCGACGGGACTGCCCTTGATGTGCACCACGGTCATCGCGTTCTTCTGCCCCGGTCGGTCGATGCGTGCGTTGGCTTGTAGGTACGTCTCCACACTGGTCACGGGAGCGTACCAAACGATAGTGTCGGCAGCGGTCAGGGTAAGTCCGTGGGATGCGGCTTGCGGCTGAATGATCAGCACCTTCGGGTCGTCCTGCTCTTGGAACCTCTTGACGAGTTCTGTACGCTTGTGTACGGGCACATCACCGTTGATGATGTCTGCCGTGATGCCGTTCTTGGTCAGGTACTTGTATATCTGCTCGATGGTGTGCGTGAACGGCACAAACACGAGGACTTTGTTGGTCGTCTCGTCGATGACTTCCTTGACTACTGCTAGTCTGTTACTTGCATCGAAGTCGAGGACTTCCTTGGTGTCGGTGTAGACCGAGCCACACGCGATCTGAAGCAGCTTGTTGATCTGCACCGCTGCATTGACTGCCGTGATCTCTTCGCCTGCTGCCTCCACGAGCATGTCCTTGCGCAGCTTTTGGTAGTACTTGTTCTGCTGCGGCGTCATTGGCGCGTCCCGGTCGGCGAAGGTGACTTCCGGTAGGTCAAGGCACTGCCGCTTTTCAAACCTGATGGCAGGCTGCAATATCTTGTGGACTATCTCCTTTGCCTGTGGCTTGGGCTTCCACTTAAACATGTTTACCGGGCTCATGACCATGTCGCGGAACTGCGAGAAGAACATGGGCAGTCCTTCCGGGTTCACGAGTTTGGCTAGTCCGTAGGCGTCGAGCGGGGACTGAGCAGCGGGGGTGCCCGTGAGCATCCACAGACCCTTGACGTGCTTGAGTACATCGCGCATCGTCTTCCACCGATCCGTCTGCGCGTTCTTGTACGCGGAGGCTTCGTCAATAACGACGAGGTCGAAGCAGTTGTTGATGATCTCGGACTTGCAAATCTGCACGCCATCGAAGTTGATGATGACGTACTCGGCCCCGGCCTTGATGA